CTATTTAAATAGAAGTTCGCTTAGATTGTCGGAAGCTTCTTTGTCCATTTCTTTAAGTACATGAGAATATCTATTCATAGTTATTTTTATATCTGTATGACCCAATCTTTCAGAAACAACTTTCATATTAGTTCCCCCTAAAAGCAGCAGAGTGGCACTTGTATATCTTAAATCATGTATTCTAATCTTTTTTAAATTATTTTTTTTGTAAAATTGTGAAACGTTTTTCTTAGTGAAGAAGGTAGAAACGGATTTAAATTGGTGTTTAGACAAACTAAATTATTTCTGTTTTCCAGGATACCTTACAATTTTAATTTGCTTTGTCTTAGTTTTTTAATTTTCAATTTTTCAATTAATTCTTTTGGAGCTGATAAAGCTCTTTTTGATTTTGGTGTTTTTGGCTCTTTAAAAGATATTTTGCCATTAGAATAGACAAGAATTTGATTAACATTTATCAGATTGTTATCTAAGTCAACATCTGACCACCTAAGCCCAGTAGCTTCTCCCATTCTTAAACCTAGAAGTAACATTAAAAGAATAGGTATTTCTATATTATTACTAAGTAACTTTTCTATTAGCAATAATACTTCTTTTCTATTGTATATTTCATTTGTAGAATATTTTTCTTTAGAAGGAAGTTTTATAAAATCACATGAATTTTCTTGTATTTCTCTTAATCTATATGCTTCCCTTATTACAGAACTTAGAAAGCTATACCTTACTTTAGCACTAGTAAAGGTAGAATTATTAAAGTTATAATTTACAAAAGCTTGTACTGAACTAGGATTTACTTCTGTGAGTTTTAGATTCTTAAAAAGAGGTTCTATGTAATTTTTAACCCAAGATTTTGTATTTGTAACAGTATATGGAGACCAATTATTTTTATTCATGTCCATGTATTTATAACATCTTTCTACAAATGTCATATCTTTTGGAGCAACAAACTTATTATTGTTTATAGTAGATTTTATTTCAATTAAATGTTTTTCAGCATCCTTTTTCTTTTCATAACTTCCATAACTTTTCTGTTTTATCTTGCCAGTTGTTTCCTCTATGTACTCCACATATACATAGAATTTTTCCCCTCTTTTTCTTATAAAAGCTGATTTGATATTCATATATGTACGCTCCCTTTATAAGTTAGTTTTATAAAAGAACAGTTGTACTACTCTAATTATGTCATTATCTTTTTAATTCTTTACAGTTACATTATAACACGTATTTGTATACACTTAAATTAACAGGAAGATAAATATCGTTAAAGGAGGAAAAGAAAATTTAATGTAGAATTATTAAGATATATAGTATTTCATATATAAAAGGGGGAGATATTGTGAAATTAAAGAAATTATTATCACTAGGGTTAGTGTCAATGTTTGTTGCTGGTTTTCCTATATCAGCTAATGCACTTGATAAAATTGATAAAATTCAAGGAGCAGATAAATACGAAACTGCTGGTATCATAGCTGACAAACAAAGTTATACTACTGCAATACTTATAAATGCAGATAGTACAATGGCTGATGGGCTAAGTGCGAGTGGACTTGCAGGAGCAACAAATGCACCAATCCTTTTGACTAAAAAGAATAATATACCTAATGCAACTCTTAAAAGAGTAGAAAAAGCTAAAAAGGTATACATAATAGGAGGAGAAAGTTCTATTGATAAAGCAACAGAAACTTTTCTAAAGATAAAGGAATAGAACTAAAGCTTCAAGGTATGATAGATTAAGACAGTTATAATGTAGCAAAAGAAATAGGGACTATTAATAAGGTTAGTAAAGTTATATTAACTAATGCTTTCAAAGGTGAACCGATGCATGAGTTGCTCTGTGCTGTTAGAGAAAAGCACCTATATATTAACTGATGGGAAAAGTGTACCATTTAACACTACTGGAATAGAAAGTTATGAATAGGTGGACTTCATCAATGAGGAATTAGTAATGATACTAATTCAACTGATTGGGTGGAGTAGAAGATAGATACTAATAAGAAGATAGTAAATAAGTTCTATAATGGCGCAAAAGAATTTTATATAGCAAGTGGAACGGATTTAGTGTATGCTCTTGTTGGTTCTACAATGGCTAAAAATACTCCAATAGTTTTAGTTGATTATGGAGGTAGTAAAGAAGCTTTAAAAGATGCAACTAAAATAACAGCAATAGGAACCGTAGATTCAAATGTACTTCAAGAATGTTTAAATATAACAAATGTTTTATTAAGAGATATTTTAGGGGTTTGGTATGATAAAGATTCTTATGAGGATTTTAATTTTGGTATAACTAATAATACAATTGATGGAAATAGTTACGATATAATATCAATAGATGAAAAAGATAAGAGTGTTAAAATTAATGTTCATTATCCAGATGGAGACTTACAACACCTTATAAAATTAGAAAATAAAAATAAACTTTGGTTTTATACCTACAACGATATAAATGGTGGATTTTCGGGTGGTACGCCTTTTGAAAAGTTATATAGTTTCAACAATTCAGATACAATTTATAAAAATAGTAAGTATGGATTTAGTTTACGAATACCTAAAAGTTGGGAAGGAAAATACAAAATTAATGAGTATAAAGATGGAGATATAAGTTTTAATTATTATAAAAATGGAAAATGTTACGATGATGCTTTGTGTATAGAAACATTTGATAAAAATGATTATGATGAAGAAAGCTTTAGACTAAATGGATATACTTATATTGGAACATCTAAAGATAAAGTGTTCTGTTGTGATTTAGGGGGTGACCCATCTGTAGATGCTTTAAATGATGAAGCTATGTTAAATGAAATCGGAAAAATGAGAGAAGTTGCTGCTGATTATGTTATAAATACTTTTGAAATAATTAAGTAACTTAATCTATATAATATTATTATATTTTTGAGGTTTACATTAGCTATGTGGTATGTAAATGATAAGCATTATAACAGAGATGTTGATGATGTTAATATTATATTTGTAACAATTTAATTTAAAAATTCAAACAAAAAGAACTTATGAAAACACTCTTTTTGTTTGAATATATTTAAGCTAATTTATTATTTAATTCTTGTATTTTTAATGTTTGTCTATATTCTTGTGCTTCTGCTAATTTTGTATATTCTACTGTCTTATCGAAGTTTTTCTCAACCTCTGACCTTATTTCATCAAGAGTAACTTCGAAGAATTCTTTTCTATTATTTACCTTATTAACTCTTTTATTATCAAAAGCTTTATGTAAAGCTGACTCTAATTTAGGTGCATCTTCGCTAAATATAGTCGCATGTATATCATATTTGAAAGGAACTGATGCACTACTTAATTCATTTATTCTCTCAGTTGGGTCTAATCTTCTAGTTACTCCTATTTTATATATATTTTCTCCAAAACTACCAATATTGGAGATTATGTATACATGTCCTGCTCTTGTATTCTGTTCTCTATTTAATACATCATCTAAATCTTTTGATAGTAAAGCTAGTTTTTCTTCTATAGAATTGATTTTTTGTTCCCATTCTAATTTGTCGTTTTCATCTTCTGGTATAGTTGATTTTAGTCTAAGTAATTCATTCTTAAATTGTAATTCTTCTTTTTTTAGTTTTCTTTTTTGATTTTCTATTTCTTTTTGAACAAGAGCTTCTTCTTTCATTTGTTCTCTCAAAGCTCTTTGTTCTTCTTTTTCTTCTTCTTTCATTTGAAGGTATTCATAATATAAATAAAGCTCATCTATTTTCAAATTAAGATAGTTTTCTTTTATAGAAACTTTATTTGAAGTATTTAATTTATTTGTATCAGTAAATGCTTTTCGTATTCTTTTTTCTATAGAATCAATATTTTTAAAACTAACTTTTGACATAGCAATGTCACACTCACTATTGAAGAGCTTAAGAGCTGTTTTAATATTTTGATTAGTCATAGTTCTACCTTTTTGAATACTTCCATCAACAGTCCAAGAATCAGAATATTTTACACCTGTTTTATTTCTTATTAATAGTTTTTGTCTTTCTCTTATTTCTTTTAATTTTTCCATATACTCGTCGGAATTTTCAAAATCATATTTTGGATTATATAATCCAAATGATTGAAGTAGAACCTCATCTTCAGTCTGTATTAATTCCTCAGATAGCCTTTTTAACTCTTCTTTTTTATTTTTTAAAGTTGTATTTATATCTCTAAGTTCTTCCCTCTCGTCTTTTAATTCTTCTAAATGAGCGTTTAAAGTATTAATATTATCCTTAAGTATATTTTTATCCTTTATAAGATTATCAAGTCTTTCTTTTTCTATTTTTAGTTCTTCGATAAGTTTAAATTTATCTTGGTTTTCTGAATCAAATTTATCAATTTCAGCTTTCTTTTTGTCTAGTAGATTTGATAATTCTTTTAGCGTTTTATCGTTTGATTCACATAAATCTTTAAAGTATTTTTCTTTCATTTTAATTTCATCATTTAATGAAATATATTTATTATTGATTTTTTCGATATCAGATAATAATATACTAATATTATCTTTATGTTTTTTCATTATCTTATTTCTTTTAAATAAGAATATTATTGCAACTATAAATGATATAGAGTATGTTGAAAATGTAGAAAGAATTAGTATGGATATAGTCCATAAAGAATAGTACCAGGGTATTTTGAAATTAATATTTTTGATTTTTTCATCATTGATGAGTAAATCACTTTTTAACTGTTCATTTTCATTGTTCATATTAAAACTCCTTTTTTATTTTTTGTTCTACTTTATGATAATAACAATTTAAGTATATAAAATTTTATGCATAATTTCCATATATTTACAAAAAAACGTAAAAATAAAACAAAATGGTAATTATTTAAAAGAATTCAATTGGATTATAAAGATATGTTAACCGAAATTAAAAAATAATAGAGCATTCTTACACGTATGCTATCAGTATTTTGAGCATAAAGAAAAGCCATCTAAAATGAGTTTTAATCATTTTAAGTGGCTCTTTTGCTATTTTAGATATTCTTTTGAATATTTAATCCAAGCATCAATACCATCAATTAAGTGAATTAATTCGCCATAAATATGTTCTGAACCAAATTCATTTTTCATGTACATTATCCATTTTTTTCTACCTTGCAATTTAACTTTACCAATGAAGTTGCCCGAAGCATCAAATGCGTTGAATGCTCCATCTGACATTCTAACAAAAACAAAATTATTTTTTAATTCATTTTCATACATTTTAATTTTAAGTATATTAAAAAAGTAGATTTCATTTTCGTTAATTTTGAAGTTGTAATTTTTATTATTAACTTCAAATGGTATTGATTTGTTATTTTTAACAATATCTATATAATGTAAATTTTTATTATTACTACTATCAGTTGATTTACATATTATAGTAGAGTGATTGTGTATTACATCATTTATACTATTTATAGTATTATTAATTTCTATATTATCAATTTTTTCTCCTACTAAACGTTTTACCAATATAGAAGTTTTGGCGTTATTTCCTAACATATCACAAAGTATATAGGATGATTTAATTATGTTATCCAAGAGTACGTTTTTTAAGTTTATGTCTAATTCTTTTATGGTTTTGTAAGACTTAATTTGTGTAGGTGTAATTTTATGACTTTTCCAGTTTATATTAATTCCTCTTGGGATATTTTTAGAGGATTCATATTTACAAATTAAGTCATATGCTTCCTCATATTTATCAGCATAAATTAATTCTAAACACTGGTCTTCTAGGTCGATATTTTTAGTAACAGATTTATGTACATTTTTCAACAGTTCTTTTCCTTTATCTGTTAAAGCATAATATTTGTTGGAGCTACTAAAAAAGTTAGATAAATCTTCACACGAGATTTCTTTTTCTATCCTTTCTATTAATTCAGCCTTTTTACCAGTTGATTTAATATTATTAGATTTTAATATTTCTTTCAATTCATAAACTGTTAATTTAGTAAGGTCTTCAATATAATCTGAAATCTTAAGATAATCCATATTGAAAAACTTAGAAATTAAATATGAATAGTTAATATTATATTCATATGTCCAATAGGCTGCTATATAAGGTTCACATATATTTTCTCCAATTATGTATTTTAAGAAAGATTTTTCTATTGATGTAAGTGGTTTAGTATCTGTTTCTAATATATTGTTTTGTGGGTTAAACTCATTAACACTATTAGTATGTATATCATATAAAGCATCAGATTTTTCTCTTGCTTGTTTTTCTAATTCATATAAATTTGTTATGTCATTATAACTTACATTCAATACTTTATTAATTTTATTTTTTACTTCTATATTATGATGCGAAGTAGAATTACATTTTATCGAAAGTGTAGTATTATCATTATAGTTTTGTTTTGATTTGTTAGATTTTTCATTGCAATCAATATTGTTTTTATTTTTTCTGAATAGATTAAAAATACTCATAAAAGATTCCTCCTATTGGATTTAATTAATTCCTAATGTATTCTACTTGATGATAATAATTTAAGTATATAAAACTTTCTTTGCAAATGCTATGCATATAGGAAAAATATGTAATTAAATATTTAAAAGAAGAACGACTTAATTAGTCCATGTACAGAAGATAATGGAAATGATTTTGTTTATCTTGTAAATAAAGATAATTTATATACTTGTATTTTAAATGGATATGTCAAAATAGAAAAATTAGAAAATTACAATAATCCTAATTTTTAAATAATAGAAATAGACTAGTATTTAGCTAGTCTATTTTTTCTTTTCTTCTTTTTAATTCTTCCATTATGAATACTGCTGCGACTATTAAATAGTTAACTTCTAAACCAATCGCCAAATCAACTATTGTAGTAACAGTAACATTTTTATAATCGCCCTTTTCTAACTTGGAAATATAACTTTTGTGATAGTTAATTTTTTCTGCAAGTTCTAATTGTGTTAAATGTCTCATTTTTCTCAGTTGTCTTAACATAAATTTAAATCACCTTTTAATTTATTTTTTAGTAAATTCAGATAATTATATTATGTGCATTTTTGTGGGGAAAAGTTTCCTATTAGTCGATTTTTTTGTTGGAAATTTGTGCTAAAATATAAGTAAGAAATAACTCTATCTAGCTAGAGAAAAATTAAAAGATTAAATTTTTACTGAATTTTGTATAATGCAAAAACTAAATATGTAAAAATATTAGAAATTTATTTTTAAGAGTAAGGGGATGATTATAATTATTTTGGCGAACGTATGTTTTATAATTGGGAATGAAATAGATAAGAATAATGCTATCTAAGATTATAAGGGGATGATATATGTGGAAAAATTGAAAGAAAAAATAATGGAGGATGGGAAAATCTTAAATGAAATAAAAAATACTGATGAAAATAAATTCAAAAAATACATAGAGATATTAAAAGAATGTTATAAACAAAAAGATGACAAAGAAGGGGAATAATCTCCTCTTCTTTGTTTATTTTTTTTCATTTATTTCTTCTTCAAGAAAAACTTTTGCTATTTTCATCATTTTTTCTTGGTTAGCAGGACTTAGTTCACTAATCATTCTTAAAGCTTCTTTTATATCATCTGAAAAATTTAATTTTTCAATTATTTCGAGCTCAGCAGAATGCTCTGTGTTTCTTATATTTGTTCTACCTAGTAAATAATCAACTGATACATTAAATACATCTGCTAGTTTTGATAAAATTTCTCTGTCAGGAAATCTTTCTTCTGATTCATAATAACCAATAATTCTTCCTGAGATATTTAGCTTTTCACCCAATTCTTTTTGAGTGAAGTTTAATTCTTTTCTAAGTAATTTCAATCTTTTTCCGAACATATTATTCAACCTCCGTTAAAAACAAACAAATTGTTCTATTTAGATTTAATATATCACATATTTGTTATCAGCAGAAGAACTAAATAAAAAAAGAACAAATAAAACAAAAATTATTGACAGGGAACAATTGGTTCGATATAATAAAATTATAAAAAAGAACAGTTAGTTCGGAAAGGAGGCAACATGTTTAATAGTAACTTAAAGTATTATAGAAAACAAAGTAAATTAACACAAAAGCAATTAGCTTTACAAGCCAAAGTTAGTAAAGAGTATATATCTCAAATAGAGAGAGGTATAAAAAATCCAGGCTTTTTTACAGCACAAAAAATAGCAAAAATTTTAGGTATTACAATAGATGAACTTTTTTTTAAAAATAAATCGAACTAACTGTTCTTTTTGGGAGTTTAGCACTTTGAAAACTGAATATAAAAATAATCATAAGGAGGATGGAAAGTATGAATAATATACAAATATTTAAAAATTGCAATTTTGGAGAGGTAAGAACTATTGAAATTGATGGTAAAGCGTATTTTGTAGCCTCAGACATAGCAAAAGCTCTTGGCTACTCTAATACTAGAGATGCAGTTAAGAAACATTGTAAGTGGGTAGCGAAATGCGACATACCTCATCCGCAAAGCGATTCTAAAGTTTTGAAGGTAAATATTATACCAGAAGGCGATATGTATAGGCTTATTTCTAATAGTGAACTACCAAACGCAGAAAAATTTGAAAGTTGGGTATTTGATGAAGTTTTACCAACAATACGTAAAACTGGAGGATATATACATACAACAGAAGATATGTCAGATGATGAAATTATGGCAAGAGCATTACAAGTAGCTCAAAAGACAATAGAAAAGAAAAGCAGAGAAATAGAAGAAAAAGATAAAATGATTCAATTACAACAACCAAAAGTATTATTTGCTGATGCAGTTCTAGGTTCTGAAAATTCAATCCTAGTTGGCGAACTAGCAAAAATATTGAAACAGAATGGTGTAGATACAGGTCAAAATAGACTCTTTGATTGGCTTAGAGACAATGGATATTTAATTAAGCGTAAAGGTGAAGATTATAATATATCAACTCAAAAAAGTATGAATTTAGGAATAATGGAAGTTAAAAAAAGAGTAATAAATAACCCTGATGGAAGCACTAAAGTAACTAGAACAGTAAAAATAACTGGAAAAGGTCAAGTTTATTTTGTTAATAAGTTTAAAAGTAGCAAACAAATATCAATGTTAAGTTAGAACTTTTAAAATTAAAAACTATGGAGGTAGTGACAATGAGCGAAGACATATTTTATGGTATAAAAAATACTCTTGATGAAATAGCAGAGGTTCAAATTAAAAATAAACAAGGTGTGTTAAAAGAAGTTGGAATGTTAATAAGTGGTGAGGACAATTCTTGTATAACTCATTGTTTAGATGAAGATTTAATTAAGTTTTACATAAAAGAAGAGGCAGTATTGACAATAGATAAAGATAGTCATTTGTTATGTATGCTTGATGCTCTATTTTATAACTTTCTTGATAAATAATGAATACAGAATATTCTTGAAATGGTGGTGAAGAAATTGGGTAATATATCTAACTTTAATTTAGATAAACAAGAAGATAAAAGTTTTAATGACCTGGATAATATATCAATTTGTTTTTCAGAAGGTATTCGTAAAGTTGTAGAAATGAATTTAAACAACTATAAAAATAAAATTTCAAAATACTTAAATGAAACTTCGAAAATAGAATTATTAGAACCAAAGGAAATAACAGTTGTAATAAACAAAGGTTACCCTGACTATTTAATGTCTGTTGAAGAAGCAAGTAAAAGATTGAAAATAGATAAAGTATTTGGATATGAGTTAATAAAAAATGGGCTTTTGAAGTCAGTTGATATAGGGGCAACTAAAGTTTCTAGTTATGAATTAGATGATTTTATAACTAGAAATCAAGGAAAAAACATCAAAGAAATGCTTAGAGAAATGAAAGAACTTAGAGAGGGGGTGATTTAATTGGAACTGGTAACATATAGAAACAAGCTTGTTTTACTCAAAGATGGAGAAAAGATTGCAACTATAAGTTTAAAAAGGAAATTTCTCAGTAATAAAATTAAATTAAAAATAAGATAGGAGAGATAAATTGAAAATAATCTATAAAAACAAAGTCTACAAAGTAGAACAAGACAAAGTGTTATTTAGAATTACATACTATGATGAGCAGAGAGGTAGTAAGAAGTTTAATAAAGATAAGAAAGTAAAAAGAAGTGTTTTAACAAGAGATATAGAGGTAGTTAACTTGTATTTACCAACACATTTAAAAATAAAGTAGGAGGTTTAATTGTATATGGTATTTAATTTAGAGAAGTTCAAAGTGGGAAATGCGATAAGAATAAGTTGTGAAAGATTTGGTTTTGAAATTGATTGTATTGTAGTAGTAGCAACTGAGAAGGAACTAAATTTAGCTTACTTTGATAAAGAAAGAGATTGTATGGAGTATCAAGCATTGATACCAGAAGACCTTAGATATGACGATTATATTCTCGAAAGATTAGGTTAGGGGGTGTATTTTAATGGAAACAGCTATATCTATTGCAAAAGGTCAAATAGAAGGAGCGAATGAGAGTATAAAGGAATTAAAATCAAAAGAAAATTACGATAAAGAAAGTTTAAGATGGTGGGAAGGTGTTAAGCAAGCTAGTGAAAATATACTAGAGTTTTTAGAAATAGAAAATAAGGCGTAAGAAAAGAGCCATTACGATTGGCTCAATTCAAAAACATAATAAAATTTAATTAGCTATATTATAGCACAAGGGGGAACTAAAATGAAAGCAATTTTATTAAAAAGTTTAGATATAGAGAATTTTAAAGGAATAAAAGAGTTACACATAGATTTTAATAATGTAACTAATGTATTTGGAGAAAATGCAACAGGAAAAACAAGTATATTTGATGCCTTTACATGGGTAATGTTTGACAAGGATAGTAAGAATAGAAGTGTATTTGAGATAAAACCTTTAGACCAACAGAATAAAGTCATTAGGGGACTTGTAACAACTGTAACAGCAGTACTAGAAGTTAATAATAAAGAGATAAAGTTAACTAAAAAGTATGAGGAGAAATGGACTAGAAAAAGAGGAGAATCAGAAGCGACCTTCACTAAAAATGAAACTACTTACATGATAAACGATACTCCTATTAAAAAATCTGAATATGTAAAAGAAATAGCAGAAATAGCAGAAGAAGAGCAATTTAAATTACTTACTAATCCATACTTTTTTTCAAATGAGCTTAACTGGAAAAAAGCTAGAGAAGTAATTTTAGAGATATGTGGAGATATAACAATAGAACAGATTATAGAAACTAAACAGGAGCTAACTCCACTTATTACAGAGTTTGAAAAAGAAAATAACATAGATAAGATTATTAAAAACAGAAAAGCTACTAAGAATAACTTATCTAAAGAAAAAGAAGAAATACCAATTCGTGTAAATGAGTGCAATAATAGCATGTACAATATAGATTTTGAGGAAATAGAAGTTCAACTTAATGCTAAGAAAGCTGATTTAGAAGCTGTTGAGGATAATCTTTTAAATGGTACAAAGACAAATGAACAGATTTTAAAAGATAAAGAAAAGATATTTGAACTAAAGCAAGAGACACAAAGTATTAAACAATCAGCGAGTGAAAAAGGAAATAAGAAAAGGAATGAGCTGTTAAAAGAAAAGGATGAGTTGCAATATAATATTAAAAATTTAAGAAACAATCTTGTTTATTTAGAAAGGGATAATGAGTTAAAAGAAACTTTGAGAAAAAGAGCGATTGAAAAAACAACAAATTTAAGAGATAAATGGACTAAAAAGAGTAAGGAAACATTAGATTTAAGCGTTATCCAGACTGAGTGTCCAACTTGTAAAAGACCTCTTGACTTAGAAGATATAGAAGAAAAGAAAAAGGAAATGTTAGATAATTTTAATCTAAATAAAGCTAAAGAATTAAAAGAAATAGCAGAGCTAGGAAAATCTAAAAATGATGATGTAGAATTATTTAATACAGAAATTGAAAGATTAAAAGTAGATATAAATAAGACTTTAGAAGAGATACAAGAAAAAGCAGTATTATTAGATAAAATAAAAAAAGAATTAGAAAATACAAAATCTACAGAGATATATTCAACAGATGAGGAAAAAAGATTAACAGAAATTAGTGTAGAAATAAAAGAACTAGAAGAAAAAATAAACAATAAAGATGCTGATAAAAACATAGATGGACTAAAAGAAAATAAGAAAAAACTGACTGGTGAAATTGAGTTGCTTAATAAAGAACTAGCTAAAAGAGATATTAACAAAGAGCTGTTAGATAGAAAAGAGCAGTTATTAAATAAAGAAAAAGAGTTAGGTATAGAATTAGCTCATCAAGAAAAAATATTAAATCTATGTGAGTTGTTTATAAAAGCTAAAGTTAGTTTATTAGAAAGTAATATAAGTAGTAAATTTAAGAATGTTACATTTAAGCTATTTAAAGAACAGATAAATGGAGGTATCGAAGAAACTTGTGAGGCATTAGTAGATGGAGTACCATTTTCAAATGTTAACACAGCAGGACAAATAAATGGAGGACTAGATATAATAAATACTTTATCTAATCATTTTGGAGTTAAAATGCCAATATTTATTGATAACAGGGAGAGTGTGAATGATTTGATTGATATTGATAGCCAAGTAATAAATTTGATTGTAAGCAATGATAATCCATTAAAAATAGAAGGAGCGAATTAATATGGCAGAAAGAAATATAACAGATGTAGTTTTAAATAGAGTGAATGAATTAAAAGATAGTGGTGAGTTAGTAATTCCACCTACTTATTCAGCAGTAAATGCTTTAAAATCTGCGTACTTGATTTTACAAGAAACACTTGATAAGAACTATAAGCCTGTTCTTGAATCATGTACTCCTATTAGTATAATCAATTCTTTGCTAAACATGGTAATACAAGGGTTAAGCCCAGCTAAAAAACAATGTTACTTTATTGCATACGGGAATAAGTTGCAACTTATGAGGAGTTATATGGGTACTATAGCAGTTACTAAAAGACTTTCTAATATAAAAGATATAAAAGCGTATTGCATTTATGAGGGTGATAAATTCAAAGTCAAATATAACAAGGAAAATGCTGTACTAGAAATCGGAGAATATGAACCAGCTTTTGAAAACATAGATATAGGCAAAATAAAAGGTGCTTTTGCTGTAATTGTTGGTAATGAAGGAATTTTGCATACTGAAATAATGACATTTACACAAATTGAAAGAGCATGGTTACAAGGGGTTGGATATAGCAATCCTAAAAATAAAGTACATGATAATTTCACAGAAGAAATGGCAAAGAAAACAGTAATAAATAGAGCTTGCAAGATGTATGCAAATACTAGTGATGATAGCGACTTGTTGATAGGTGCTTTTAATGAAACTGATAGAGTAATTACTAGCGAAGAAATTGCTAGAGATACAGACAAAGAAGTAGAAAAAGAGATTTCTCAAAATGCTAATATCAAGTCTTTAGAGATACCTTTACAAGAAGATACAATTTTTACTCAAACTAAAGAAAAAGTGTCTATTAACATAGATGAAGATAAGCCAAATCTAGCTGAATTTGAAGAAGCAATTCAAGTTGAATTGGATACACCACCATTTTAAGGATGAAAATTAAAGTATTAGGGAGCAGTAGCAAGGGTAATTGTTACTTGCTCCAACTGAAAAATGAGACATTAATTTTAGAATGTGGAGTCAGTTACAAAGAGATACTAAAAGGCTTAGATTTTAATCTAAAAAGTGTTGTGGGGTGTTTGGTCACACATGAACATAAAGACCATTCAAAATCGCTTGTAGAGCTTACAAATAATGGAATAGATGTATATTCTAGCAAAGGTACATTAGAAGCTTTTAAAATAGAAAATCATAGAACTAAAATTATAAAAAGTGAAGAATTATTCAATATAGGTAACTTTAAGATAATGCCTTTCTCAACTAAACATGATGCAGTAGAGCCACTTGGATTTTTAATAAATCATAGTAGTTTTGGAAACTTATTGTTTATTACAGATACTTACTATTGTGAATACAACTTTAATAATCTAAATCACATCATGATTGAGTGTAACTATAGTAAGGATTTATTAGATAGTAACAAAAATAAGATTTATCTTAGAAATAGAATTGTTAAGTCGCATTTTGAATTAAGTAATGTAATTAATTTTTTAAGAGCTAATGATTTAAGTGATATAAAAACAATAACTTTGTTACATTTAAGTGAAGATAACAGTGATAAAGATTTATTTATAAGAGAGATAGAAAAAAACATAGGAATACCAGTTGTTGTAGCTGAAAAAGGATTAGAAATTTATTTAGATTAGAGGTGATAGAGTGGCAGTTTTCAGACAGATATATACAAGCTTTTGGACTGACCCAAAGGTACAAGAGGAATGGACACCAGAAGATAAATTTTTCTTTATACTTCTTCTTAGTAATCCTCAAACAACACAAATAGGAGTTTATCAAGTAACTAAAAAACAACTAGCATTTTGGATGGGATACTCAGAAGAAAGCATAAGAGCATTGATGGATAGATTCATAAATCACCACAAATGCATAAAATATAATCCCGATACTCGAGAAATTGCCATAAAAAATTGGGGCAAATATAATTTAACCAAAGGTGGCAAACCAATTGTAGATTTACTCAATAAAGAACTCAAAGAAGTTAAAGATATTGAGTTAATAAAATATGTAATTCCATCAATAGAGAAATCAGATATAAGAAAAATATTTGAAGAGTATTATGAAATGGCTAAAAATGGGGATTCTTACGATACGTCGACGATACGTGAACGAGTCGTACCACGATACGGGGACAATAACAATAAGAATAACAATAAGAATAACAATAAGAATAACAACAACAATAAAGATGTTATGGTGGTTGTGGATAAAATTAAAAAATACTTGATTTAGAATCTAAAGACATTGAAAAAATTATTAATGTATTCATACATACAAATAAGGGGATTGACTATTTAGAGGAAAAATTGAGGTTGGTCAAAAATACGGAGAATGTAAAAAGTGTTACAGGATATCTCATAAAAGCATTACAAGAAAATTATGAGGCTAAACCAAGCAAACATAATAAAAACAAGTTTCATAACTTTAATCAGACTTTTGACCAATACACTGATAAAGAATTATGCGATATGGCTAATAGAGGTCAACTTGAAGAAAGTAAATTCGGTTAAGTTAAGTATTCTAGGGAGTAATTATACAATATTACTTCCTAGAAGTTAAAAAATATTGGAGGTTTAAGAGTGAAATATGAGTGTGAGAAAGTGTTCTTAGAATGCGATAAGGGAAGTTTTGAGATAAATGATACAAGAACTGAAGAAGTAACATTCGAGGGTACAGAAATAGACAATCCGTTTGAGAGAGTAAAATATGAAGGGACTTTTACAATAATATCTGGATGGGATTCTTTATTGAGAGATATATTGTGGCTTGAAATGCGGAAAGTCTTAAAAATTATAACAGGAAAAATGATGATGGGGGTATTAGGAATGATAATAATTAGAAGTCAAGATAGATTAGATTTAATGAGAGTTAACAGAGTTGAAATAAGTAATAAACAAGTATGTGCAGTGTTTGAAGAAGAATCAAATGTTAGAGAAATAGGTAGGTATAAATCAGAAGAAAGAGCTATTGAAGTATTAAACAGAATACAGGAGGCTATTATTGCAGGAACTAAGTTTGACATTATAAATAAAGACGGGGTTAGATGCAACAAAGAAAAAGTGTTTGAAATGCCAGTTGAATAAGGAGGGAGCTGAAATGTTAAAGGTTGAAAAATATTTTAATGGTTCTGTTGCAGATAACATATTTGAAGATGATTTGACTCTTAGAAACTACTTAGCACTATATTGTTGTGTTTATGGAGTAAGAAAAAATGGAGAGCTTGTATTTCCAACTTCTGAAAAAATGCTAATAGAGTTTAATGTTGATAAAAATAGAAAAAAGAAAAAGAAAGGTTCAAAGGTAAAGTTGATTAATACCAAAACTGGTGAAGAAAAAATATTTGATTCTATAGATAGTGCAGCGTGTTTTTTAAGACTACAGAGTCAGGCAGTTTACCAAACAATTAAAAAGAAAACTAAAACAAGAAGTGGCTGGAAAGCTGAATATATTAAGGAGGAATAATGGAAGTTTCAAGGACTGAATACACAATTAAAAGAGCAAAAGAGTTGTATGACAATGGAGAGGACATATTTATTGCTATAGATAAGGCTAGAGAAGAATATGAGGAGATGATTAAAAGTGAGTTTAATTAAGTATAGAGGTTATGATTTTGAGAATGAGAAGTGGATTTATTCTGAAACAATAAAGTGGAGTGATGCAGTAGATTGTTTATTTATGCTAAAAGAAGATTGTGAATGGCAAAGAGTATCTAATATTGGAGTATTCTCTAAATGTTGGTCTGGAAATAATGAAGAAATTTATGAGGGAGATATATTGAAAGAACCCTATAATACTAAAAATAAATATGAATATGGAATTGTAAGACAAGAAAATTATGCTCTTGAATTATATGTTGAATGGCATTATTTAAAGCAATTTGAAGGTAAATGGGAGGAAATTACAAGTAAAGCAACTATAATGAATAGCAAAAAATATGTAGTAGTTGGTAATGAATGCGAGAATTTGGAAGAAATTAAAAAAGAGTTCTTAGAACGTAAGGAGATGTTAGAAAATGAACATCTTGGCTAGTTTAATACTTATAGTAGGTAGTTTTATAGCTGGTAGAGTTTATGAGTATAGATTGAATCTAAAAGAGTGTGAAAATTGCGACAATAAAAGAGGTGTATAAGAATGGATGATAGATTAGAAATGATAAATGCTTCTGTAAATTATATACAGATGATATGTGAAAGTTCAAATATAGCTATTATAGCAGAGCGAGGAAGAGTTAGAATATTAGATTTAGAAACTAAAGAAAAATATGATTTATTAAAAAATAAACTCGAGGAAATGTTAGAAGAAATATAAGTGAAAATATCTAATTAAGACAGTTTAGAGAGTTACAAAATATCTTTTAGTATAAATTATTGTTGAAGTGTTTTGTGACTCTCAAAAATGAAAATAGAGAGGGGAATAATATAATGGATTTAAATAAAATTATGAATGATGCACTAGTAGAGTTAGAGGAAAATGGCTTTGTAGAGGAAGTAGTTAAAAAACAATTGGCAGAAACAATAAAAAGAGTTGTGAATGAGGTTTTTGGAAATTGGGGTGATTTTAGTAAAAAAATTGAAAAACATCTAAGTGAAAATATAAATATAAATTTAGATAAATTGGATATACAAAAATATAATGTGCTCGTAGCAACTACAGTAAAAGAAAAGATTGATATGACAATGAAGGTAGAAGCTATTGAACACTTAAAAAGAAATTTAGATAACATGCTTGTAGGTGCTGAAAAAGAATATAAAATGAGCGAATTGTTGGAAATATTAAAAATGGATAAATATGATATTGATGAATATGAAGGCTATGAAGATTGCATAACATTTATTCTTGATGAAAATAAATATGGTTCGGGATGGATTGAAATTGATAAAGAACCAAATAAAAGTAAATACAGATGCGAACACTCCATATTGTTGAGAAAAGATGGAACTATTGCATCATATAGATACGAGAATAGAGAAATATCATCTAAAGATATAATGAGTGGATTTGATAATTTTGGAGATTTGCTATTTAAAATATTTGCTCATGGGTCAAAAATAATTTTGGATTTAGGAAATGATATAGAAGATTATGATTTAACAAATGGAGAAGATTATTAAAATAGGGGATGGAACAAATGTCAAAGTATGTATTGAGATGGCAAAAAGGATTATTACTAGATGAACGCAAGATAAATTATTCATGTGGAAGTATAGAAAATTTAAAAAAGAAAGCTGAATTATTAGCTAAAGATGACAAGTACAAGACTAAGATGTTTAAAGCTTTTGTGGACTCTTATATAGCACATTTATATAGTGATATGAAGCATGGCGAAGATGTAAGAGGAATGTTACTTTATATGCTAAGAGAAAAGCAAAAACTTGATATAAATGAGTTTGCGGATAAGGCGATAAAGGATGATTTAAAAGATAGCTTTAAGGACCATGCAGAAGAAAAAGGAATTGAAAGTTTTAATATTGATAAAAAATGGGTTGAAAAGAATTTAAAAAATAGACATATAAAAACGGATACAGGTTTTGAGATAAAAGGTAAAATGGAGGATTTTGAGGATTTTATGAAATATGGTATTAGACATAATGGAAATGGAACTGTAGATATAGTTATTAAAAATGTTAATTTATATAATGAGAAGTAGGTGCTCATATGAAATATGTAGCTAGTTTTAGTGGAGGAAAAGATTCAGCAGCAATGCTCCTTTTAATATTAGAAAAAAGGCTTCTGTTAGACGAGATTGTTTTTATAGATACAGGACTAGAATTTAAAGAAATTTATGATATAATAGATGATTTTGAGAAAAGAATAAACTTTAAAATAACAAGAATTAAAGCAGAAAAAACCTTTGAAGAATACTTTTATACTGTTAATAAACAAGGTAAGCGTAAAGGGCAAATATGGGGTTTTCCATATACCTTGGGGGCATGGTGTAATAGCAGATTAAAACTTGCTCCTGCTAATAAATATTTTACTAAACTAGGAGAGCATAAAAGATATATTGGAATTGCTTTTGATGAACCGAATAGATACAAAAGGCTAAAAAATAATTGTATAGCACCACTTTACGAAGCAAAAATGACTGAAAAAGATTGCTTGAAGTATTTAGAAGAAAAAGGGTTCTATTATGAAATACATCATAGATTTAAACGAACTGGTTGTTACTTATGCCCTAAACAAAGTTTAGAGAGCCTTAGAACTCTAAGAAGATATTATCCAGATTTGTGGGGGGGTATGCTTAAACTGGATAAAGATAGCCCAACAACTTTTAGAGCAGACGGAACTACAGTGCATGACTTAGAAAGACGATTTAGAAATGAAGATATAGAAAATGAAAGACAGATAAGTTTTTTTAGAAAAGGAGTGATTTAGAAATGAATAGATTATTAAAGTATCCATGTATATATAAACATTTCAAAGGTGGATTTTATGCAGTTATGGGAGTTAGTAAAAGAGTTGGTGGAAATGAACTTGAAGAAATATTAAACGCAGCAGGTTTTGATGAAAGATATATAGGAGATTATAGATTCATTTCTATACATACAGAAACAAATGATACTGTAGTCATATATAAAGACCACAAAGGGAAATTCTATCATCATGGAAGTGATGATAATAGTACAGATTTAGTAATATATAAAACCTTATATGATGCTACTGGAGTTTATTCAAGACCTATAGAAATGTTTTTGTCTAAAGTTGATAAAGAAAAACATCCTAATGCCTCACAAGAATATAGATTTGAGGAATTTAAGTAGGTGAACATATGACTAATAAAGAAATGTGCAAGTCAAATAATCTTGATGAAAGAGAAGTATATAAGGAATTTGGAAAAGAGATTTGTACTAGCTGTACAAATAATAGGAGAGATTGCGAGAGCAAAGATTGTGATGCAGCATATGAGAATTGGTTGGAGAAGGAAGTGGATAATAAGAGGATGTAAATTTAAACTAGTTAGGAGGAATAACTTATGAAGATTTTTTTATTGACTATACTGCTAATAATTATTTGTATATTAGCAAATTATGTAAAAAATCGCATATATAAAAAATCTATAAATAATTTAAAATATAAATATTCTGTAGGGGAAAAGATTATATATCATCAAATAAACTGTTACTATAACAGAATGGTTGGTTGTGAAATTTTAGAAAAATGTTATAGTACGAAATTTAGAAAAAGAAATACCCCGCTTTATAAAGTAAAAGCATATGTAGGTGATAACAATACAACTTGGGTTATACCAGAGTGGAGAATTGAATGTCTTGCTACGACTTATGGAGAATTTCCTAAATATTAAATAATAAAAATTGGTTGGAGTATAAATAGTCAAGGTAAGTTTGTGAATGAAACTAGAATGTTATAGACTTACTTTGACTTATAAAAGGGAGTTTTTAAAAAATAGGAGGTAATAAAATGAATAAATGTGAAGATTGCAAATATAGAGCTTATGAGGAAGATGGAGAAGTTTATTTTTACTCAGATGGAAGTTATGAAGGAGGTATATGTAGAGAAGAGTATTGTAGCAGAGGATATGAAAAAAAGTTTGAAAATAATGGAGAAAACTGTAAAAGTTTTAAAAAATTGTAGGACCATAAAAAATAAAATAGAGTCATTAGTATTGCTATATTTTATTAAAAAATATAAAAAAGTTTTTGAGAAAATTAACTTTTAAAAGGAGCGAGATTATGATTACTACTCAAATGTATAAGATAAATAATGAGATATATCTAAATAATATATGTTTGGAAGAAAATAAGGAAATTACCATATGGGTAGAAAAGAATAACACACATGAACTTATATGGTTAAAAATAGCGAATATAAATGGCAAGTTAGCTATATTTGTACAAGATATTGAAAATGCAGTAATAAAAGAATGGCAAGGTCGTATAGCATACGAACGAGTGATATCGCAAATAGAAGATGAACAAGTTGAAAAAGGGGAAATAGACTAAAACTTTTAAAGGGTGTGAGCTTATGATACATGAATTAAAAATATTACCTCAATATTTTAAAGAAGTTGTAAATGGGAACAAAAATTTTGAAGTTAGGAAGAATGATAGAGGTTTTAAAAAAGGCGACTTGTTGGTGTTGCAGGAATTTGATGGAGAAAAATACACAGGTCTTGAGATACGCAAAGAAATTATTTATTTACTTGATAATAGCAATTATCTGCAAGATGGGTATGTTGTTTTAGGAATAAAATAAATGTTTTGTGACTAGGAAGTGAGTTTATGAAACGAAGAAGATGCAGTTGGTGTGGCAAGCTGTTTTATCTTAAGGAAAAATCTAAGGAGATTTATTGTTGTAAGGACTGTAGAAAGAAGGCTAATAAGAAAAATAAATAGTGGAGGTATTAATATGCAAAAAGATGTTTGGTTATATAGCTGGGATAACAAATATTTAAGTAGTGATGAGTATGAAAGTAAAGAAGAAGCTATCCAAGTAGCTAAAGAAGAACTTAAAGAGTTTGGAAATTTTGGAGAAAGTATTTATGTTGGTAAAAAAGAGGAAGTTAGTATACCTAACATAGATATAGAAGAAGCATTAGAATGTATTCAAAAAAAGATTGATGATGAAGTTGGAGAGTGTGGGGAAGATTGGTTTGAAAATATATGTGTTGAAGATATGATAATACTTAGTAATAGGGTAAACGAAGTATTTGAAAAATGGATAGATGAATTTGGATATAAACCATATTGGTTTAAGCTTACAGATAAAGAAGAAATAGAACTAAATGAGGTAGCCAATGAAAGTTAATTTTGTAATAGATGGAGAGCCAGTTGGCAAAGAAAGACCTAGAATGAACTCTATAACTAAAAGGACCTATACACCCAATAAAACTAGAGATTATGAGGAGTTAATAAAATGGCTGTATCAATCTAAAGTGAAGTATCGTTTTACTGGTTATATAAAAATGACTTTAAGATGTTATTACTCTATAGCTAAAAGTAACAGTAAAAAGGTTAAGGAGCAGAAAAGAAATAATGTGTTAAGACCTAGTAAGAAACCCGATATTGATAATGTAGTCAAGGTTATAGCTGATTCACTCAATGAGATAGCTTATAAAGATGATACACAGATTGTTGAGGTTGTAGCTAGTAAATACTATAGT